AAACCCCACTAACAGAGGCCATATCTTTGCTAGTATGTCTACGGTATCCATTATTTAATTATTACAGCTTGTAATAACTCCATGAATGTATCTTTACCAAAGAACGTAAACGCTAAAATTCCGTACAACATATATTCAATGCGAGCCATGCGCTTAGATCCGCGCTCAAACGATTCCTCGATGCGCTTATATCGTTCCGCACATACTGCCTCATGCACGCTAATTCGTGTATTGTTCTCGGCTTCCATAATTACCTTGCAAGTGCGTTTTGGTTTTGTTGTTCAGGGGCTAATGCGTTAACTGGCGGCGTAGTAATAAGACTTGCAGCGCCTGATTGAGCAACATTAGATATATCTTTAAACGCTTTTAAAACTTTAATGCGTTCGTCAGCGGGTAAAGTATCTAAAATTTCGTTCATACTTTTGCCTGATTTGGCGGCATTTGCTAATACATCTACTGTTTTACTACTAACTTTATTTTCTAAAGTTCGTATAACTTGTTTAAGTATAGCGGTCTTATAGCCTACAAAGCCTGGTATCTTTTTAGCAAGGCTTTCATCTTCAAACCCTAATGCTTTAGCGCCTGCCTTAGTTTGTTCGGCTAATTTAATATCGCGTTCTACATCATCAGCAAGATTAAATAATTTAAGCATTGGGCTTTTAGGCCGTTGCCCACCCATTACTTGTATGATATCTTTATTGCCTGCGCCAAAGATTTTTTCTACAAAATCAGGGTCTTTGCCTTTAACAATATCTACAAATTTTTGCGGGTCTTTTTCTAAAATTTTCATTAATTGCCCTGCGGCAACTTTTTGATCTAATTGTTGACGACCTTTAGAAAAGGTACTTAGATACGCATCCCAATCTTTACCGCCGCCTGCACCGCGTATAGCTTCGTCTATATAGCCTCGCACATCTCCTAACAGCCCCGCTAAACGCTGTCCTTGCGCTTTAGGATCATACCCTGATTCAGACAATGCTTTATTAATAGCGTCATTAATAGATGTTTTACGAATTTGATTTATATCTTCGCCAATCATAACGCCATTTGACGATGATCCAAGATCAACAAATTTATCTCGTAATTTAAGCAACGCTGCACGTTGAATATCGTCAGCCCTAACGCCTGGTTGATTAGCTATATTTTCAATTTTAGACGCAATATCTGTACTATAAATTGGTTTTATACCTGCTTTTTGTAACTCGGCTAATTTAGCTTCTGCGGTACGAGCGCCAGCGCCAGCCGTTAATGATTCAAACGCTGCTTTACCTGCTGCTTCATCAGCGCTATTAGCTAATTTACCAAGCAAATAGTCTGTAGCTAAGTTATCTTGAACAGGGTCAATTGCACGCACTTGAGCGCCTGCAAAGCGCCGCACGTCAGCTACTTTATCGGCTGCCGTTTGTCTTAGTTGTTCTGCTTCTTTAGTTAACGCAGGGATTAATCGCCCTGTTTCATCAACTTTTCCTAATGCTGATTCACGAATAGGCGTTGTTAATTTATTAAGGACACGTTTAGCATCACCAATATTAGTAATAATTTCGGTTTCAGTTGACCCGCCAGCTAGACGTGCTAGTTGATTTAATTGATCTGTTTTTTGTCTGTCTTTAAGAATACGGTAATAACTAGATGTATCTTTACCAGACACAAATCCTAAAAATGCTTGGTAGACGTCATTATCAATACCATAAGCAGCTTGCGCTGCGCTAATGTCTTCTAATGGCGCAACACCGTTGGCTGCACGGATTTGATTAATTGAATCGCCTGCTGCTTGGCGCGCAATTTCTGCTGATTTAACATTGGCTAACTTACCTGTAACCGCATCAATAACTTTACCTCCCGCTATGGCTATATATTTAGCCGCAGTTGGTACAACAAAAGGTGCAACAGCGCCGACACCGACGCCTGTAGTAGTTTCGTCAGGGTTAATTAACGCCGATGATACACCACCAACAGTAGCGCCGCCAGCTATTTTTGCTAAAACATTACCTGTTTTAGCGCCTAAAGTTGTAGGGGCTATCCCTGTTTGAAATCCACCTGATCTAAGCGATTGCACTATTGGTGTGGTTACGCTTGCTATTTTAGGTATAGCTTGACCTACCGCTTGTATGGGTTTAGCAAGAAAACCACCTACAGGTACTGTAGCTAAAACTTCACCTGCAAACTCACCCGTGCCTGCATAGCCAGGCGCTACATCTTTATATGGTTGAATAAATTGTTTTTGCAATTCTTGGCGACGTATAGCATCTTCAGTCAAAAATTGCCCTGTGTCTTTAGCACCTAACGCGGTTAAACCTTTACCAAGCAATTTTTGACCACCAAGCACAATATTACCTAGGCCCGTGTATGCGCCTGCAAACGGTGCAATAGCAGTAGTTAACTCACGCTGTACCATTTCTCTGCGAGCATCCGCAGGTTCACTCGCAACATTTTCACGTACTAAAGGCGCAGATTCCCAAGCATTGCCAGCGGATGCTTTACTAGATGGTTCAGTACCCACTACAGGCGCATCTTGCCATCCCATTATGGTTTTCTCCGTTGTTGCCCGTTAGGGTCTACAAAAATTGTTCCTGAAGGTAAAGCGTCATATTCTGCATTGGATTTAATATTTACTGTCGCAGAAGATGGCGTTGCTGGGGCGGCTGACGATGCGGTGCTTGATCTTGGTACAGTATTTCTATACTCATACGTTGATTCATATTCGTCACGAATACGATCTTTAGATGTTTGAACAGTAGCAAGCGCTTGATCAAGGGCTTTTCTAACATCATCTGCATCTTGTGTACGGTTAATAGCTGCCCAAGAGTCTTTAAGTTGTGTACCTTCTTGATTTGATACAGCGCCTAAAGTGCCGCCTGCCGCTTTTAAATCTGTTAACGCTTGGAAACCACCACGTGCAACAATTTTGTCGTATAAGGCTTGTGCGGCTCGACCATTTTTAGTAATGCCTGGCGCGCGCCCCGCAGCAATACCTGTAATACTACTTAATCCAGGGTGATCACGTAGTTCTGCAAGATCTTTTATAAGGCTATTTGATGTATCGTCAAACGCTTTAAGAGCCGACGTTGCTTTTGGATACGCCGCTTCGCGCTTTTGCTTATCTTTTGGTGATAAAGCTACGGTTGTTGGGCCACCTGGGATTGCTTCTAATTCGTTAGTAACTTTATTTAAACGATACCCCGCAGGTATAGTACCCATTGTTAGGTCACGTGTTGCTTTATCTTGCTCTAATTGTAATCGTTGTTGTGACACACTTAAATTACCTTGCGCTACACCTAGCTGACCTTGTGATACTTTTAACTGTTCTCTGTCTTGCAGAATTTTTTGAAATTGATCGGCAGTAGTCATTGATTTAAGTATTACATCGGCAAGGCCTTGGGGTGTTTTTATCGCTTGCATTACCTGCGCATTTGTTGCTTCTTCAGTCAAACCCGTTTTATTAAAAAAATCGGCTAATTCAGGGTTAGCGTAAAGTCTTTTACGATACGCTAAATATTGCGCTGGCGCATCGGGGCTACGTGGATCTATTTGTTTTAGTTCATCTTGCGCTGCGCTAAATATTTTACTGCCTGTCTCAAAATTAAGTTTACTTATTTCACTTACTATTTTTTTACCTTGGTCTTGTTTATATTTTAATTCGGCTTCTTGCGCTTGTAATTTTGGAATTAACCCCGCTGTAACAGGACTTTTAGCTAAATCGCCGTATAGCCCTTGCGTGTTAACTCTACCTGTTGTTGGATCGTAATGTTTAGCATACAATTGATTTTGTATGTTTGTAGACTCATCTGCGCGCTGTGCCGAAGCTAATTGATATTGCGCTAAGGCATTTTGATTTTGCCCACTTTGAATTTGCGAATACGCCGCCATTTGATTTAATGGATTTTCAATCTGAATAGGTCTAACGCCTAATGCAATACTTGGATCAATAGTTGCCATAATCAGTCCTTAAAAATCGTAATATACGGGGTTACCTGAAGTAACTCCAACTGGTTGTGTATTCATCATATTAGCGCCATAAGCATTTGGATTTCTAGCTAAATTTAAATTATTTAAATACTGTTGATTCTGATAGAAGTTTATTCCTTGACCTAATCCGCTACTTAACGCATTAGCCCCACCAACATAGCCAGATGCTCTTGCATTACCTGCGCCAATAATGTTACTGCCTTGAGCGCTACCAAAAGCACCTAATGTATTAGCGCCGCCTGTAGCATAATTTTGTGACGCTTGTTGCGCTTGTTGTGTAGCTGACTGTCCTACGCCTGCTAGACTTTGTAACGGTGCAAGTGTGTTAGTTCTTTCAGTTTGAAAACGATTAAATGCGTTACCATATTCTTGCGCTTGTTGCGCGCGATTAGCTTGATAACGATTAAAAGCATTTTGATATTCTTGCGATGCTAAACCTTGCCCGTATTGTTGCGCTCCTTTAAGAGTAGCGCCTGACAACAAACCACCTCTTGACGCTGCTGTACGGTCAAGCGCTTTCATGCCTTCGGACAAACGAAACGCATAGCCTGGGTCTGCTTGAAAATCAGATGCGCCAAAGTTTCTCATAGCAGATGCTGGATCGTAACCTGGCACGCCACCAAATTTAGCTGAACCATACGGGCCTTGTAATTGCGCTAACAACATATTCTGACCAGTAAGGCCAGCTTGTCTAAACGGTTCGTTTAACTCAAGTTGTTTTAAATATTGCTCACGCTGAAGTGCAGTTTGTTGATCAGCAATATCGCGTTGCGCTTGCGTAGCTTCGCCCGCAGCTTGTTGTTGCGCGCTAGATGCTCTGCTAGACGCCATACTACCTATTATGGCGCTGCCTGCTATTGATGCCGCTACCCATCCTGCCATTATATTTCTCCTTCGTTAACAAGTTTAGCTGTGTTTGTTGTCGCTAATTGTTTAACTCTATTTTCCCCTAGCCCACATTCAGGCACAACATAAAGTCGATCTTCTAGGACTGCTATATCTTTACAATCATCAAAATTTGCGTAAATATCTACCCAAACTACTTCATCTTCAAATACACGGCCAACACGTTGTTCGCCAGCACAAGCATCAAATTCACATGGCGCAGTCAATATTTTTACTTCTGTATTAATATTAACAGCAATTGTACCCTTTTCTAACCGAACTTTGTAATCTGTTTTGTGCGCTGCCCCCGTTAAAACACACCAAGGCGGTATTGTAATTTTTCGTTCGTAAATGCTTGGCAGAAACGTATGCTCAGTTACAATGTTTGCTTGAGGCATTTTAAGCAACTCATCTTGCAACTTGACAATCTTGTCAGGCGTTACGTCAATCTTAGCCAAACCCATATTTACAAACATAGGTAGCGTAGGTAAAAACCCTTGTCCGTAAGTGACGTTCATCTCAATTTGCATATTATTCTAGCAATAAGTTGTTATATGTTGCTGCTTGCGTTGTAACCCAATTTGTGCCATCTGACACAATTGTTGCCCAATTACCTGCTACGTTATCTAGTATGGCTGTACCCGCAGCTCCACCCGCCCTTGATACAACATTACTAGACGCTGACACTAATGATTGATTCTGATAGTTAATAAAATATAAAACCCGCCCTGTGTTAGCCGATGGCGACGGTAACGTAACCGTGCAAGTAGAGCCTGTCTTATTGTTTATTAACCATGTATCTGTAGATGCTACACTAAAATTAGCCGTTTTGGTGACTGGCGCATTTGTTGTTATGGTGCCACTTGTGCTTAACGTGCCTGCTGCAAAGGTTAACCCCGTGCCTACGGTAACATTACTAAACCCACCAGCGCCGTTGCCGTACAGAATAGACGTGCCACTTGTAGCTGGTGCGTAGTCTGTACCGCTTACCGCAGCGCTAATTGCTGTACCGTTGCCTTTAAGAATACCTGTAATAGTTGTACGTAACGTAATAGCAGGTGTAGTAGTGCTATTAGCTACCGTACCAGCAAGGCCATTAGCAGACACAACAGACACGCTAGTAACCGTACCGCCTGTACCAGCAATAGTTATGCTACCTGCGCCGTTAGTAATAGTTACACCTGTACCTGCCGTCAAAGTGTTTAAATCATATTTTTGGCCTGCTGTATTGCCAATTAATAACTGACCATTAGTAGGGTAAGCACTTAACCCTGTACCGCCATTAGGAATCTGAATAATGCCTAAATCAGAACCTACAATCGTGTAAATGTTGTTAAAAAACCTAAACCATTCCCTTGACATTAAACCTGTACGTGGATCTATTAACTCAACTCTAGGCGCAGGAATCTGCGTGATGTTAATTGGATCAGGCATTAGTTGGCGACAACAATAGTTCAGCGTTGGTAATGGCAATCTTTACTGGATCGGTGCCTGACACTTCATAGACACGATCACGCAGCTTTTGTGTCATGCCAAGCCGACGCCAAAAAGTACGGGAGCCATATTGACCAATCTTGCCCATTGATGCCCAATGTTCATTTGACCATGTGTGACCGCCATCGTCTGACCAACGCAACATGGCTTGAGGGTTATAGCCAGGCGCGGCTAGATAACCAATAGTCGATAAAATATATCCTTCAGGATAAGGCTCAGGGTAGTTAATTGTACTAAGCGTTTCAAATCCATCATTGGATTCAGTAGTTAATTCTAGCCCAGCTTGTGTAGTAATATAGCCTTGTACAAACTCAACCGTAATTTCTTTGCCATCTTCTGTTGCTATATCTTCAGCATCATAGCCAGGGTATAAACTTAAACCCACCCCTGTTTCGGCATTAAGTTGTAAAGTATGCTGTGTTGTACGTTTAAAGTTATTTTGCCCTGGCATTAACGCGCGCCATGATCGTAACCATTTTTGAATTTGACCATTATCTGCGTAAGTTTCTAAGTCAAGCTGATAGATATTACCGTTTTCGTAATCACCAACAATAATCGTACCGCCAAAGTTGCATTGGTTATTGCTACGATGCCTTGTAAAATTACCGTTATCAAAGCCTGCTCGCTCATGCCATGCTTGCGTAGCTACGTCATACACCCATGTAGTGTTGCCTGTTGGGAAATTAAGCACATAGAACGCATGACCATCTTGCTGGTATGTATACGCCACCGCATCGGATATATTGCCATACTGTTGGATTTGCCATTCAATTGCATGAGTAGAAACCCGAACGCCTGTATAACCATTAGCACGATAAACAATACCTTGACCACGGGCATCTGTACCTAACCAAAATAAACCGTTGTCTAACTTAGCAACTGAAAATGCTGCAACGCAACCAATTTCATTAAAAGCACCTTGAATACGTGTAAGAGGGAAATCGGCTGCGCCTGAGTCATACCAAACTTCTACTGAGTCAGTACCAAACACCCATAACTCACGGTGATCCGATATAAGCGCAACTACGCCGTCTGGTGAGCCTTCAGCACTAGCAAAGTCTAGCGGGTCAACCGATGTACCATCTAATAACTGAGAAACCCATATCTTTTGGCTATTTGGTTCGTTAAACACAAAATAACCATCTAAGTAAGATACGGTCACAGCACCAGGGAAATCAGGGTCTGTAATCTGTGCAAATACATTAGTTACTTCGTTGTATATAAAACCATCAGGATTACACGCTAAAAATATCTGTGTGCCATTATCGGCAATAGATACGGGGCCTGTGCCTGATACCGTGCCTAAAAGTGTTGGTGTAGCTGTAGTGCCTGTTAGTTTATAAAATTGTTGTCCAGATACCACATAGAAATCTGAACCATTTGTTTGATGCGCCCATAATGCTCGAATAGGGCCAGTACCTACAGTCTGTAAAAACTTTAATCCAGGCGCGCGTTGTAAGAACCCTGTTTCTTCCCCTTCAGTTACAACTTCGGGAAAAAGATTAACCATACGGGCATCCGCTGCATTAACGCTACGTGCAACATACGATTGACCTAAAATCGGGGTTTTCATTGTTTATGCAGCTACAGCCTTAATTACTGCAAAATTAATTACAGGCGTTTCTGTAGTTGATCCACCTGTAGTTCTGAAAGTAATATTAAAACTACCCGCCGCAACCGCAGTCACCATTAAATCATACAGATCAGTACCTGATTTTTGGTTAAGAATAATTACATCTGTTGCAGCTACTGTGCTATTTGTTACAGTAAAAGTTGCTGCTACGGTTGTTCCTGCTGCGCTATATAACGTAATTGCACCAGTTGTTTTGTTAAGCGTTACGCCTGTAGTTCGGCTAGTTATTTGCGTAACCGCACCGCCAGCTCCAGTTGCGTAACCTACACCTGCTGTGCCAGTTGAAACAACCGCACCAGTTGCAGTTAGGCTTGTGCCTGTAGCTACACCTATTGCTGGAGTTACAAGTGCAGGACTTGTAAACAAATTGGTTATAGACAGTTGTTTAGTTGTACTAGTTGTAGCTTGCACAATCGGCAACACATCTGCGCCAGCTTGGGAAGTTGCAACAGGTAAAGCTGAAATAGCAATCGTAGCCATGATTTATCCTTAATAATTTCCTGCAAATATATTGTAACGCTGGCGTGTGCCAACGATACTGTACGGTAATGACATAATATCGTCTGGGTTGTTAATGCGTTTTATATTGCGTTTAGACGTCATCGCAATCCGTGATACTTGTGGGCTTGGCTCAACACCAAACTCCGCAGCAAACTCACAAGCCAAGTTATATCTAAAGGCTCTTAAATAGCCTGGTGGAAACAATATATTAGTTGCTAATGTAGCTGGCTGTGTTAACTCCTGAACCGAAATAAAATGCCATTGCAACACTTTAGTTGGTTTAGGATAGATATACATCTCAATATTAGGGTACGTCATATTAGTAAATATGACTTGCGGGTAAGTGCTAGTGACTGTTTTAACGGCAATACCATTGTATTGCTGTTGATTAATCATCTTAATACCAAACGAGATACCGTTAGCAGGATCAATAAAGTATGTGGAGTCGTCTAACAGAACAGGTCGATTACCTACAAAGTCACCTGTAGGCCCTAGCGTTCTACTGAGTACATTAGGTGGCCAATTAAATACTTGGTCTTGCGTAGAAAATACCGATAACCGTTCGGTATTCCATGAATCAATCATTTGATTTAATGCAGCTAAAGCATCTTGCGATGTGGCAGCAGACGGCGTTTCACCTTCCGCCAATACTCCTAATAGACGTAGCGCCCCATTAATTTGATCGTTGGCGGTATAAATTGCCATAACTCACCCTTTACTCGATAGTTTTACGACGTCTTTTTACTTCCAA